ATGTCAGGTGAATATTTTGACGATATTAATGGTGTGCAGAGATTTGCAGATAAAGATAGTTATATAAGAAAACAAAAGAAATTGAATTCAGATGAATTTGTATATCTTTTTAATGATGGAAATGATGATGTAGATGTTTTGATTGACGAAACAACATATGAAAAACTGAAAGAAAAAGGAATTCAAGAGATAGTTCACGAATAAATAAAAAAGCTCACTATTAATTTAGTGAGTTTTTAATATACAATTTTTATTTCATTATAAGAATGAATAATTATTTTTTTGATTATTAGATTTAAAATTTGCTGTAGTTCCTCAAGTGTATCTTCATCATAATTCAGTAACAAGTATTTAAAGCTTTCCAACATGTCACTTGTAATTTCTTTATTTTTTTCTCTTTCTATATCTTCTTCAATTTTTGATATTTCTTTTTGTATATTTCTTATAACATCTTTCAGACCTTTCAATTTTTCTTTTGCTGTATCCATGCTTATTAAATCTTCTGTTATTAAATTTAAAATGTCATTTTCTTTTTTCTGTTCAATACTTTTTTGTTGCTCCAATTTTGTTATTTCATCTAATAAATCACTTATTCTAAAATCATAATCATTAAGCATTTTCAAACTGTCATCATTCAGAAGATTTTCTATAATTATTTTTTCAAGCTTTTTAGCTAAATATCTTTTATTGCATTTTTCACATTTATAGTAATTATAAGAAGATCCTCTACTTATAAAATGATTTCCGTAATATTTTCCACCACATACACAATGTGCCAGCTTTGTAAATAAATATGGATAAGACTTTTTCTGATAATAGCTAAATGAATTTGCATATATGTTTCTTATTTTTTCCATTTCATCATCATCTAACAGTGCAGGCAGTAATTTTTCTTCTGATATCTGATAAGTTTTTCTTCTACCTTTTTTATAATTATTTTCATTTCTTCCTCTTTTACCAAATGTCCTATATCCTGCGATTTCTGGCTTGTGCAACCATTCTCTTAAAGTCGGATATGGAATATTATTTGTTTCAGATGATTTTTTGACACTGCTAAATTTTATAACATCAATAAAAACTTTCTTGTAAAAATTCCATGTTTCTTCATTTTTCACTATCAAGCTACACCTTACTCCGTTAAGATTGCCACGAACAACCTTAAACCAAGGGAGAACAGAACCGCCTAAAAATCTGTTGCTTGTTATTGCGTAATTATACATGCTGTCCTTTGTCTTTTTTACTATTTTCTTTTTTTCCTCCTGTGCCCCCATAAAATGCACCATTGAGGCAATACTCTGAAAACTTCCGTCAATCTTTATTATACCCTCGTTAAGCGTTACAAGAGTTACCCCTAAATCTTCAAGAAAATATAAATTTTCCATAGCCTCTCTAAAAGAACGGGTAAATCTGTCAGCGTATAAACATATAACATATTTAACCTCACGATTTACCCTCAAATAATCTTTTAATGAATTTATTCCAGGACGAAGTGGGTTATCTCCATGATCCGTATCTGAAAATGAAGCTACAATATCAAAATTATTTTTTATTGCAAATTCATTTATTTTCAAATCCTGTATTTCCTTTGACCCTTTATCGTCCTGCTGATTAGTGGAAACTCTTGTGTACTTTATAGCCTGCTTTATTTCATTTCCATAATTTTCAAACATATTAAGCACCTTTTTTCAGTTTTATTTTTTGTTCCAGCTGTCTTATTTTTACTGCAGCTAGTTTTATACTTTCTTTTTTAGTCATTTTTTTACCTCCCTAATCAAATGAATAAAATTTTATTTTGAAATGTTCCAGTTCTTTTTTAATTCTCAACCATTCTTCTTTTATTCCTGTATTCAGATTGTTATGATTTAACATTATTTCTTCTTCATCTATATATTTTTCAGTTCTTGAATGTTTTATGAATAAGAAAGCTCGCTGTTCTTTATCGTATATTATAGAATAACCAAAACGGTCTCCTATTTTTTGCACATATTTCTCAAAAAAGTTCTCGTTTTCTTTAAAGCCTAAATTTATTAATTTTTCTGTTATTGATTTCATTTTAGTCCTCCTTATACCATGCTTTTACTAATTCCAAATTCTCGTATACGTTTCCACGCACATCTATATAGTCTAAATTATTGAATAAGTTCTGAATATGACTTTCGCCCATCAGTTTATATTCTCCTTCATCGAATATTATTACTTGATATTCCTCATCGTATTCGTTCCAGACTATATCGTCTTCATAAATTTCCTTCCCTTTACTGTCTTTAAGCCCTGTATATTCAGAGATTTCTATATTTTTTAATAATTTATAAAAATATAAATCTCTAAAAGTCTCAGAGAGCACATACATAAATAAATTTCCATCTCTGTCAATAACATTCTTAGACTCATAATCATCTTTCAAAAATTTTTTAAAAGTCTTATCCCAAATTTTAAACTTTATTTCTCTACTCATTATTATCCCTCTTTTCGTGCCATTCTAGGCTTTTCTGTTTCACGTATTCCATATATTCTTTAGCTTCTTTTTCTGTGCTAAAATAGTTGCCTGTTTCATACCTATTGTTGTCATCTGCAAAACGAAGATCTGTAGCGAAAACTATTAAAGAGTAATTACTATGTATATAATAGTACCGACCCTCATTTTCTGCCCGCCATCGCTTTGGAATTCCATACTTTTTATTGATATTTCTTACTTTTACCTCAATTTCCCTTTTTTCATCTTCTGTACATAAATTTATTAAATTATCTTTATCATTGTTATTTCCTCTAATACCTAATGTACAATTATAATAATTATAACTAGGGTAATTATATGAATAAACACCTATACCTTTATCTTCAAATGTACCTTTTTTTAAAATATCTTCATTCTGCTTTGTAATTCTCCAAGCCCATTTGTCAAAAACAGGCTGGAATTCTATTTCAAGTACTTTTACTTTTTCCATTCTTATTCCTCCGTTTTTTTATTTTACTTTCATAGTGTATTTTTCTTCTTTTTTAAAATTGCCATTGTCTGCCTGATAAAGTTCCTTGTCAATTTTTACCTCTTTTATAAGAGGTTTAAATTTATCTCTTAAATTATCAGGTAACTGATTAAAATCTTCATCTGTTATATCAAATTCTTTTATTCTATAAATTTTATATTTAGCAATCACTTCATCAGGATTTGGCTTTATTTCTTTACTTGATTTGCTTAAAAATAGTATTCCGTTAGCTGTTTTAATCCCTTTAGATTGTCCGCTTTGTATGCCTACAGCCAGCATTGCATTTGCTCCATCTATTGTGAATTTTTTAAATCCTTTTTGTAAAAATGCTTTATACTCTTTTAGTCTGTCGATTTCCTGATCTATAGCTCCAACTATTTTATTTTGTCCTGTTCCCTCTCCTATCAAAGATGTCATTTTTTTATAAAATTTTATTATATTTTCGCTACGATTTTCTAACTCTGCTATTAAAAATTCCTGTGAATCTTTTAGTTCTTTACCGTCTATTTCTCCGTTCAAATACATGTCTTCTAATCCTCTTCCAAGCGATGTAATGCTGTATAAGCTTAAATTTTTGTTTTCCATTTTTCTATCCTCTTTTCTTTTATTTTTTTCTTCTAAAGTTTCAACTTCCCTGTTATCAAGTGCATATCCTGCACTTCTATATTCTTCTGCTGTTAATCCTAATTCCATGTTATCCTCCTGTTTGTTTATTTAAAATGGAAAGTCATCATTATCATCTAAGACATCATCATTATTATTGCTGTAAGATTGATTTTTGCTTGTTTCACTTCTAGCGCTGTCTACAAATTCAAATCTATCTGCAACAACTTCAAATGTGTTGACTTTATCTCCGTTCTTGTTTTCGTAATTTCCTGTCTGTATTCTGCCCTGTAATGCTATCCTTCGACCTTTTCCCAGCCACTCGGCTATTGTTTCGGCTGTTTTTCCAAATGCCAGGCAGTTTATAAAATCTGCCTCATCTTTGTTAAAATCTCTATTTACAGCAACTGTAAATCTACAGTAAGCTTTCCCTGCCTGTGAGTATTTGAGTTCAGGGTCTCTTGTTAGTCTTCCCATTAATGTAACATTGTTCATATTTTACGCTCCTTTCTTTTCTAAAATTCTTAAATTATTAGCTAATTCGCTCACTTGGTCGTTAGTCAGTTCATCTTCGCTAGTAACAGAAGCTCCTAGCAAGTATTTATTGACTATTTTTTCGTATTTTTCTTTATGTTCAGATATGTATTTTAATCCCCTTTCTCTTTTTTCTTTTGCCGTTGGTTCTTTCTTTTTTTGCACATTTGTTTGTTGTTTTTCTACTTCTTCTCCTATGCTTTCTATATCTTCATTTGTATATAAATAAAGTCCAATCCCCGACATCATAGCAAATAGTTTTGCCATTCCTCTCATTTGTGCATTATTTATATCAGCACCAGTTGGATTTGAAATAGGCTGATTCATATTATTTAAAATAGGGTATCTTAATTTTTCTGTTTTTCCTTCAAACGTCATTTCAACTATAACTGTATTTTCATGAATACAACTTCCATTTTCATTTACTACAAGCCCCCATTTGAAATCATTATCCAAAGACTTCGCTATTCTTTGGGCATAAGCCCAGCTTAAATATCTAAGTTTAGAAACTTTACCACTACGATATTTTATTTCCTTAGTTTCAACAGCTTTATCAATATTGTATTTGTATCTTTCATCGTATGATTTCAGTTTTTTTATTTCTTCTATATTCATTTAATACCCCTTTCCTTTATAATAATTGTACATTTCATTCATTTGTTCCTCGCTGTATCTGTCATTTTCTTCTTTGATTTCAGCGTTTAACTCTTTAAGCATTTCTGCCATTGCTTTCATATAATCCAAATTTCTATTGTTTTGTTCTATGATTTTTAATTCTAATTGCATAAATAATCACTCCTAATTGTCAACTATTAGTTGACAGTTTATTTTTCAGATTACTTTTTTAGTTGCCAGCACTACTGTTTCTATCCTTTCGTTAATCTCATACCAGTCTTTACCACCGCCTTTTGTTTCAAATTCAACTGTATCACTTACAGTTATGTCTTGCTCCATTTCAAAATTTATAAAAGCCTGTCTCATGTACATTACTTCCTTTGTTGTAAATCCATTAAGTAGTAGTTCCATAATGATTGAATTTAGAAAATCTTCTGTATAAATAATGTTATAATTTTCATCCTGCTTAAGATTACCTTTTTCCAGTTCTTCAAAAATTATGTCTACTACAATTCCTTTTAACTCCTTTTTTTCTTTTTCTTCCATATTCCCTCCTAGTCAAGTTTTTTAAATTCTTCTATAAAATGCTTAACAAATATTGGCAAAATCCAAAATACCAAGTAACATAGAAACGGCATTAATATATTTCCGCCTATTCCCCAATATCCGTTTTCTTTTACAGCCTCAAACTGTACCCATATTGTTAACAAAACAGTCACAGCTATTTTTATTTTATTTTTCATATTCTCCTCCTGCTATTTTTAATCAGTAATTTTTGACTTTAGATATGATTTTTATAAGCCTTCCATTACTTCGATATGTTTGAGATACCGATTAAAAATACTTTTGAAATTAAGATTTTACTCAAGCCTACAATTGCTTATAAGCTTGATAAAACATTAATTTATTTTTTCAGTTGCCCCTGGATCAAGCTCTGAAATCTGTTTAGCTATATCATGAGCTTGTAAAAGTGTTAGTCCCTCAATAACATCATCAGTTATCGGTGTGTCTAAACATACATCATAATCTTCTTCTGTACCGATTAACACTGCTACTTGATATAAGGTAGAGTTGTTAACATCAGGAGCGATTGAAATACCGTACCCATTGTTATAAAACTCTACATGATGTTTTGATTTATCAAGAGTGTTTTGTATTCTCATAAGCAAATTCTCATCATTCATCAATTCTACAATTTTATCTGTCATTTTCATGTTTTCCACACTCCTTTTAATTTTTATTTGCCTTGCAAGTTGTTATTTTACCTGCTGCAATCGTCTTCGTCTTACGAGGCTCTACCGTAAAAGTTACCTTATCCCACAGTTCTTTTAATTCCTGTCTCTCTTTTTCTTTTTTTGTCATTCCCATTCTCCTTTAAATATATTCAACATATCCTATAAAAACTCCGCCCTCTGTCCATAGCAGGCTGTTTTTATCTATCTGAAAGCTTAGCCCTGCTCTTAAAAACTCGTTTGCTGTTTCCTCTTCCGCTTTATTCATAAAAGTTACATTTTCTAAATCATATAAATTTCTTGCCATGTTACCCCTCAACTTTCTTTACAATGAATTCGTTCTCTACTTCTGCGTAGTAAATTATCAAAGTGTCATCAAGCACTATCTTATCCTTGTGCATTAGAAACTTTTTAGCTCCTACATACTCCTTTATTTTTCTCATTAAGTTTGTCGGCGATTTAGCCTTAAATGTCATTATTTTGTCTGCCAGTGTGTCCATTTTTTCCTCCTTAAAAAATAAATTTCATTCACATAAAAGTGAACAAATAATTTAAAATTTTTTTATTTACAAAACTATTGTACACTAAAAAGTGGAAAAAGTCAACACCTTTTTTGATTTTTTTTGAAAAATATTATATAATACTATAAAAAAAGGTGATGAAAATGAAAATCGGAGACGTAATTTTAAAAATTAGAAAAGAAAACAATTATACATTTGAAGAAATAGGAGAAAAATTAAAGGTTTCCAGAGGACTAATAAACGACATTGAAAAAGATAAGAAAAAAGTAAGTAAAAATATGTATGAAAAATTAATAAAAGAATTTCCGTTGTATAAGAAAGAATTGGAAGTTGCATATACTGAACAAGAGTTATTAATGTTGCCTGATAGTATCAAAGAAAATTTAACTAATGCAACTAAAAAAATGGCTACATCAAATTTAAAAGGGGAACAAAAAATTGATTACGTTATCCTACCATTGTACGGAATGGCGAGTGCTGGCAATGGACAAATAAACTATATGGGAGACAGTATAGAAAAAATAAAAATTCCTAAAATTTTCGGGAATCCTAAAAAAGAAGATTTTGTTACAAAAGTTAATGGAGATAGCATGGAGCCAAAATATAGTGACGGAGATTTAATTTTAGTCAGAACATCTGATTTTATAGATATAAGAGAAATGAATAATAAAGAAGCAGTGGTTGATATAGCGGAAGAAAGGTTTTTAAAAAAAATAATTTTTGAAGAAGGATCAGGAATATTAAGATTAAAATCTTACAATACAGCTTATGCTGATATTGTTGTTAACCCTTGTGAATTGGATATGGTAAGAGTTATAGGAACAATAGGAATGATAATAAAACAATTTGCAAAATAGAGGAGTGTTTATGGAGAAAAATATATCAATTAGAATTGAAAATATAGAAATTAATTTATTGAGAACAGAAGAGGGTAAATATATTTCTAAAGATAAAGAGTACGATTATATTGAAGAAATAGCGTTAAACTACTTTTCAAATCAAGGGTATAAAGGTGTGTTTTCACAAAATTTTTATTGGTCTCATATATTTTCTTTTCTATTTTGGCAGGAAATATGGGCTATTATAGATTTGAAATATCAATCAGATAAGTTTCCAAAATATATAAAAAAATCATTTGAATTAGAAAAAATTCCAATAAAACAAGATATGCCATTTGATTTATTTACAGATGTTTTTTTAAAAAATAGAGAAGAAATAATAGCTTACAAAATGAAAGAAATTATAGAAAAAGGTGGAGAAAAAATACTTGAAGAAAATTATAAAATAGTAAAAGAGCAATGTTCTAAAAATAATAATAGAATTTTCAGAATGTTAGAACATAATATTGATAGATTTGAAATAGAAGATTTAAAACTTATATTTAAATATCACGATATTGAAGATGTAATGAAAGTATTTTTGTTTTATATAAACGATATACCTAAAAATCGTTCAGGATTTCCTGATTTGTTGATCTTTAATGAGAATGAGTTAAAATTTGTTGAGGTAAAAGGACCAAATGATATGATAAAAGAACATCAGATTGAAAAAATTATATTATTAAATCAAAATAATATAAAATCAGAAATATTAACTATAAACCATACTGAACGAAAGTTAAATAATCTTGCTCAGAAAATAAGAAATTCAGAAGATATAAATATTAAGTATCCCGAAGAATTATCAGATTTTTTGAAAAAATCAAAAAAACATATTTTAAATAGTTACTTGGAATATGGAGAAAAAGAAAATGTTTTTATTAATATAATAATTCTTTTTTTTATTATTTCGTTGTTGCCATTTTACTTAATATATTTATTTTTAAAAAAGAAAAAATAATAATTCAATACAGGAGCTAATTTTAAAAACAAAATAGCTCGTTTTTTTTGTTGACTTTTTCCACTTTTTAGTGTACATTATAATCAGAAGATTATTTTTTTGTTTTTTATGTACACGAAAAAGTGAAAAAGAAAGGAGAGAAAATGGATACAAAGGAAATTTTTATACAAATTGATAGAATAATAAGAAATAAATACAGATTTGTAAATAATTTCTGTGTGGAAACAGGAAGAAATAAAAACAGTTACAGTAATTCATATAATAGAGCTATTTCAGGCGGGAGTTCAAATTTGAATATGGTTGAAAAACTACTGAATGATTTAGGGTATGAATTAACCATACAGCCAATAACAGACAAGGAGGTGTAGAAGTGAATGAATTAATCAAATTAACCGAAGTTTTAAAAGAACACAAAGGGCGATGGTTTACAGCTAACGAAATAGGTAAAAAGTTAGATGTTAAAACATTTGAAGCAGAAAAAAAGTTATGGCAGTTAGAACAGGCAGGAATATTTTTAAAAAGAAGATATGAATTAAGAAATACAGAAAATAATACTGTTAAAATTTTAGAAAATACGTGTAATGAAAATGAAATTGATAAATTACACAGCTGTTTGAAATTTTTAAATGCAGATAACTTTGAAATTATTGAATATTTTAGATTTGATAATTAAAGGGCGTACTTTTAAAGTAATTATTTATTTATAGTTTCATCAATAGATTTTTCAATTATTTCAAAAATAATATTTTTGGTCTGGTTTAAAACTCTAATAGCCATTTCTCTTTTATCTGGATTTAGAGAGGATAGAGATTTTAAAGCCCAGCTTGGATTGAGATTTCTTTTAAGTTCTTCATCATTAGTATTTTCTATAAAAAATTTTGTAATTTCTTTAAAAGTCATAGATACTCCTTTCCGTACGCCCGTTAAATTATATCACAAAAAAGGAGGTGCGAGATGGAAAAGGATAAGATAGAAGAAATACTTAAGTCACAAAGAGAATTTCAGTGTGGCAGAGGAAAAAATATAGAAAATATGACTTTATATGAAATAAAAGATTATGTTGGCAGTTTAGAAAATACAAAAAGAGATTATCTGGAATTGTTGCTAAAAATAAAGAACACTTTTTCAGAAACAGAAAAATAGGAGGGATAGAAATGAATTTAGACAAAATGACAATGGAAGAAATTAAACAGTATGTAAAGGATCTGGAAGATTTTAAGAAAAAAGTATCTTCTTATTCTCCTGAAGAATTAAGAGCTTTAAGAATGCTCTATGCTGAAACAAGAATTAAAATGCTGATAGGAAGATTTTCAGATATGATAAAAATTGATTAGAAAGGTATGTATAGCTATGAGTATAATAAAAAAAATCAAAAGAAAATTGGAACAGATTTCTAAAAAAAGTACTGTTCCAATTCAAAGAAAATATGAAACACATGGAACTAATCCTAGACCTTTGGGGAATCCTCCTAAAAATCCAAGATGTTAATTATTTTCTTGGGTTACTTGGCGGTGAGCCTTTTGGTTTTGGATTATTTCCTTTACTAAAACTTTCTCCTTGCGGAGTTGGTTTAGGCTTGCTTTGATTTGAGTTACTCACTTGTTTCACCTCCTTCAATGGGATTATGGAATTCTATAACTACATCTTTATAAGGAATTTTTAGATATAAAGAGTAAATAGAATATTCAGGTGTTTTATCAGGATATACGACAACATTTTTCATTAATATTTCTAAATGGTCTTTACTTTCAATTGACCATTCTAAAATATAACCAATGTAAGACGTATTATCATTCAAAGTTCTCAAATTAATCCATTTTGATGTAAATTCATTACCATATTTGAACCCAAAAATAGTTGCAAGTACGGACGGATTAGAAGAACGGTTAGTAAATTTAAATTTATATAGCCAGTTATAAATTATATCATGTTCTTTTAGATAAGCATATGTTGAAGAAATGATAATAGATATAATAACACTAATAATAATTTCTAGGAAATTTGGTGAAAACTTATTACTGGAAATAGAATTGAACAAGAAAAAATTTTGATGAGATAATTTTTTGAAAATATAAACAAAAAAATAAGAAAAATTTCCAATAATAAAAGATTCTATCATAAAAAAATAAAAATTATCATGTTTTTTAGAATAGCTAAAATGATCAATAATAATTCTTCCTATAAAACCAGGAAGCATAAGATATAAAAAATTTGCTGCAATTGCTGAAAACATAAACATAACTCCTTTCATAGATGATTTGTGCGTAGTAATCATATTATAACCTGAAAGGTGTAAAAGTAAAAGAAAAAAATAAGGAAATAAAAAAAGCACTCGAAAGAGTGCAAGCAAAACATTATTACAACACAATTATATCATTAGTTGTGCTGTAATGCAAGAGGTGGAGAAATGGAAAAACCAAATTTTTATGGGATCATGCCTGCTGATGTCAGGTATGATAAAAACTTAAAACCTATGGAAAAGATACTATATACAGAAATTACAGCATTAACTAATTCCAAAGGCTACTGCTTTGCTACAAATTCATATTTTGCCGAACTCTATGATGTTCATAAAAATACAGTCGGTTGCTGGATAAGTAACCTTGAAAAGCAGGGATATATAAAAACGGTTCTGATTTATAAAAATGGAACTAAGGAAATTCTGGAAAGGAGAATTTATATCAATCAAAAATCAGTTGACCCTGTCAATGAAAAGATTGATACCCCTCAATCAAAAAATTGTGACCCTGTCAATGAAAAGATTGATACCCCTATCAATAAAAAGATTGAGGATAATAATACAAGAATTAATATTACAAGATTAATATTAAATAATAAATATATATATAGGAGCAAAGAATTTATAGAAGCCTTTGAAAGTTATAAGAAAATGCGAAAAAGTATTAAAAAGCCTATGACAGAAAACTCAGTAAAACGGATGCTTAAAAAATTAGAAAAAATAGGCAATGAAGAAATAGCAATTAAAATGCTTAATCAGGCGGAAGATAAATGCTGGTTAGATGTATATGAAGTAAAGGAGGGAAATAATGGGAATAATTTCAACGCAAGATATAGCAGAAAACAGGAGAACAAGCATTCAAAAAAACCAGATTACACAAAAGGATTTGACGACTGGAACTAATGTTGAGAGTGTGCCAGCTAGTATTTTCAAGCAACAGGATATTTATAAATATATGGAACTTTCAAGACTTACTGAGCAGGACTGGTATAAAAGATTTGAAAATGCAAAAATTCTAAGTTCACAAGAAAAAGAATTTAAAAAATCATTTGAGAAATATTGTGAAAACTTTGAAACGATAAAGAAAAAAGGACTTGGAATAGTAATGATAGGAAATCCTGGAACAGGGAAAACATTTTACACAAACTGCATAATGAACGCTTTAAATTCAAAGTATTTAGTGTACAGAACATCATTATCTGCTTTGCTTGAAGAGATAAGGGAAAGCTATAAAAAGCGTAATGATGAAGATGATGAATTTTTGATTGAAAGACTTTCAAAATCTGAATTAGTTATTTTTGATGACCTCGGAAATGAATTTTTAAGTGACTGGGGAAAAGAAAAAATGTTCATGATTTTAAATTTTCTATATGAAAATGATAAATCAATGATTATAAATAGCAATTTGGATTATGCACAGCTGGAAGAGTTTTTAAAAATAAATGGCAGTGACAAGTTAATGGACAGGATTAAAAGCAAATGTAAAAAATATCTTTTCAACTGGGAAAGCAGGAGAAAAGACTTATATAAAAAAGACTTTGAGGAATTGTATTAGGAGGAAAAAAATGAGAGTAAAAAAAATAGAAACGATAAAACTTGAGAATAAGGCTATAAAACAGCGTAGAGATGAAATAGAAAAAGAAATGAAAAAGCTGGAAAAGGAAAATAAAAAACTTTTACAGCAGTTAACAAAGAATATTGATATTCTCAAAAAGATTGGAGAAAAGAAATGATAACAGGGAAAAATATAGATGACGCATTAAAAAAAGAACATTTTGAAAATATAAAATCCTTTTTTGGAAAAAACAGCTCAAAAAATGAAAGGGTAATATATATTAAAAAAATATACGGAGAAGGTGGCTGGGGAGTGCCACGAAGGGGGGATTTTGTTGATATGATGTTCTATACTGCAACAGACATTGAATTTGCTAAAAGGTCTGGAACGAACACTGAAAAAGTTCAGATGTCATGGATTAAAGTAGCAGAAAGAATAGAAAAAATCATTGAAAGTGAAAGCCAAATTTCATTATTTTAAATAAAAAATTCAGGAGGAGTAAGATATGTTAGAAAATAATATAGTTGATTACATGATTAGAGAGTGTAAAGCAAATTATAATTTAGATGGAGCAAAATTGATAAAGAAGAGTGTAGAGGATAAGAAAGTTCAGTTTGTTTTTAAAAGAAGTGATTTAAAATTAAGTGCTGAATTTCAAAATGACAAAATATCAAATATCATATATAACAACTTTTTAAGCGACAATCAGAGGGAAAACGTAACAGAGCAGGAATTCACAGAGAGAATGTCTGAAATGTTAGAAATAACTGACATTGAAAATATGCAGCAGATTGATGAAATAGCAAAGAAAATCATAAAAGATATTAATTCAAGCAAGTTATTCGGCGGAACAGTAAAGGAATTGTTGCTCAACAGTGAGGACAGGGAAAAGCTATTAAAAATAAAAAGATTTTTTGGAGCCAAAAAGCAGTTGCTGAAACTTTATGAAGAGATTGAAGAACTGCATGAGGCACACGGATCATGGAGAAAATCTTTTTATAAAGACAACAGTAATATGATTGAGGAAATAGCAGACTGTTTTGTTATAGCGTTACAAATCAATAAAACAAAAATGATAAGAAACTTAATAAAGGGATTAGTTGATAATTCCAACATTTTCAAAACTGAAATGATAGAGAAAATAATAAAAATGGTTAAATTCAAAATTAACCGTACAGTGGACCGAATAGAAAAAGGGGAATATGGAACATACAGAATAGAATATAAAGCCGACAGGCTTAAGAAACAGCCTGACACGGAAAAGAAAGAGGAACAGACTATAAAAGATACCTCTGACGTATTTGAAGCTGCTGAAAACAAAAATTTAAAGAAATTAGAAAAGGAAAAACTAAAAAAAGAAAGCAAGATTTTAAAATTTATAGAAGAAAATCAACCTTACTACTATCAAGCTAGGGATATACAGCTAAAAACTAATATCAAGTCAAAAGAATGTACTGAAATTGTTACAGAGCTGATAAAAGCAGGAAAAATAACTGTAACAAAAGATGGAAAGCAGGGCATATATGGAGCAACTATTGAGCTAAGTAACCACATAGAAGAGGCAGAGGTGGTATCTTAAAATGGCAGTTAATCCAGGAAAAAGATTTGAAAATGACTTTCAGAAAAGCATAGATAGGGAAAATATTTTCCTGCACAGGCTTAAAGACGGAAGTACAAGGACTGGAGCTAATGGCGAAATGGTAAGGCTGAAAAACAAGAATTTATGCGATTTTATACTCTACAGGGACGGACAATTAGTCCTTGTAGAGCTTAAATCCTTTTTAGGAAAGTCAATGTCTTTCAGTAATATAAAAAGCAATGTAGATGAGCAGATGACATTTTTATATGATCTGCAAAAGGAAACAAAAAAAAACGGAGTTAAGGCTTATATGGTGCTAAATTTTAGAGATTTAGAAGAAACCTATGCTGTGCCAGTCGGAAAATTTTATGAGCATTACAAAAACACAGCTAAAGCAAGTATAAATATTTCAGAAGTTAAAGAAATAGGAATTTTACTGGAGCAGGAAAAGAAACGTGTAAGCTTTAAATATAACATTAACAGCTTATTTGAGGAGGAAACATGGCAAGAAGAATGAGGGAAAGAGTGATTGAGGTACTGGACAATTATCCTATTACGAGAGATGTAGAAAATCCTGACACAATGATATTTTGCCTAATGTTAATGGAAGACGGGATTATTGATAAATATAAGGCAAAAGAAATATATGATAAATACTCAATAAACAACGTTGTGAAATCAAGACAGGAAATACAGAATAAAAGCAACATGTATGAACCTCGAGAGGAAACAAAAGAAAAACGCCGTGTGGCATTTATGGATATGCGACACAAATGGAGAAAAGGGAAATTTAAGGTGTAGAGAATGAAAAAGCGTATGTCAAGGGAAAATCAAAAATTAATTTACTGGTTCATAGATTGTTACGCTTATAAATTAAAAGGCGTAGATATAAACTGGCAGACCAGCAAAGAGAAACCAACTATTTCAGACTATTTTCTTTACAAGGCAAAGGAAGATTTGAAGAAACTCTATATCAGATACAGCGGAAAGAATATAAAGGCGTACGAGCCTTTTAAGGACATGGAAAATAAGCTGAAAGTCAGAATAGGAGATGTAATTGACAAGAATTATACGAAAGAAAGTAAAATCAATATAATTACAAGCGATTTAATGAATTTTGTAACTGATGAAATACAGCTACTTTTCATAAAGCTTAATGACACTTTCAGTTTAGCTATAAAGCTTATGAGCAACCTTGAAGCGATAGAATTTACAAATTTCTTGTTTGATTACTTTCTACAGAATGATATAGCAATGTGGGAAGAAATGCAGAAGTTGTACAAAGAACAGAATGAGGAAAAATACATATATGCAAAATTAAAACATAGAAAATGTGCTATATGTAACAGAAGTCCAGTGGATATGGAACACTGGCGGACGGCTGGAAGTTTGGGAGGTTATTCCAAAGATAAAGGGCAGGGGGTATATATATCCCTTTGCCGACATCATCATACAGAGAAACATAATATAGGCGTTGAATCGTTTGGAAGAAAATATGATATAAGAGGAATTAAATTAAATGAGGACCAGGTAAAGGAATTAAAGAAAATATATAAAGGGCATTTTAAAGCGTTTAAGGAGGAAAAATGACAACAAAAATAATTGTAACAGTAATGATTTTAAGTATAGTTATTTGCCAAGTCGGTAAAGCTGAAAAAAGAAGATATTTAATGACAACAATAGGAATTTATTTATTTTTAAAGTAATATAGGAGGAATAGGAATGAAATTTTTGAAAACATATTTATTAGGATTCGTAATAGTTTTTACAATTTTAACAACAGGAAGAATAATAGCAAAAATAAAATCATATAAAAGAACTGGCAGATGGAACAGCCACAAAATTGAATGGGGAGAAATAACATATTATTCGCTTTACAGCTTTGCTTTTTTCGCTCTGCTGTTAGATGATTTTATAAGAGAAAATTTTTAATTTAAAAGCACAATGGCAATTGAATATTTTTGGTCTTAGTATTATAATAAAAAAAGGAGGAATATTATGGAAAAAAATAAATATTTTTCAGGAACAGTAATCGCAATGAAAAAATTAAATGAAAAACTTAAAAAAATTTCCGAAATTTTTTGCAAAGAATTAGAAAAACTGAATAAAAAACAAGAAAAGACCAAATAAAACTGGTCTTTTTATTTGTAAAAAAAGCATAAATGTGATATAATATAGGAGGTAAAATTGAACAAAAAATACGAAACTTTAATTGAAGATGATGTTGAAATAAAATATTTACTTGATGATATTTTAGCTTTAAAAAAAACAAAAAAAGAATGCGAAATAAGAATTGTTTTCAATAAAGGGAAACTCAACAAGAAAAGATATATAGTGAGAAGTTTACATCACTAGTTAACAATTAAATAGGCAAGACTATAGATATATGAGCCATTAGATAAATAGATTTTAAAAAAATAAGTCTATTTGTTTAATGGCTCTTTTTTTGTTCATTTAGCCTCCTTCTGAATTTATATATAGAGCTCAGTTGATTAACATGGAGCGGTTGTGGTTGGTGGGAAAGAGTTTAAAAGAGAGGGATAACATGAAAATAGAAAAGATTAGCATAGATAAAATAAAAACGTGCGAGAACAATGCAAAAGAACATCCTGACTGGCAGATAGAAAAATTATCTGAAATTATAAAGAAAATAGGATATAGAAGTCCGATTATAGTTGATGAGAATAATATGATCTTAGCAGGGCATGGAAGATATATGGCTTTAAAAAAACTAGCTTATAGTGATGTGCAGGTAGTGAGACATACAGATTTAACAGAAGAAGATAAAAAAGCGTATATGATAGCTGATAATCAGTATACATTGAATACAGGTTTCAACATGGAAATATTAAGACAGGAAATAGAAGAGCTTGAAAGCGTAGATTTTGACACATCGTTGTTAGGATTTGATGAAATAGAGCTTCAGGAAATAATGGAAATAGAAGAAGAATTATTGACGGATAAATATGGAGCTGCAACAGAGGAGCAAAAGGGCAATCTCGAAAGCAAGTTCATAATACCGCCTTTTTCCATTATAGACGCAAATAAAAGTCCTTGGTTGGACATTAAAAATAAATGGAAAGAACTTTTTGACAGTAGCAAGGGAAGAGATAAAAGCCTTATAGAGCGGAATTATGGAACAAGCGTTTTCGACGGTGCGATTTGCGAAGTATTTTATAAATGGTATACGCCACAAAGCAAGGAAATAAAGGTGCTTGACCCATTTTCGGGGGGGTGTGTGCGTGGTGCAGTTGCTGAATTACTGGGATTTAAGTATACAGGATTTGACATAAGGGAAGAACAGACAGAACAGAACAAGGCACAGGCAAAGGAATTAAAAATATCCCCTAATTTCATAACAGATGACAGCGAGAATGTAGATAAATATGTAGAAGATAATACACAGGATTTAATATTCAGTTGTCCTCCATATTTAGACCTGGAAGTGTACAGTGATAATGAAAATGATTTATCCAATATGGAATACGAGCAGTTTAAGGATAAATACAACAGGATAATCAAAAATCACTGTAATAAATTAAAAGAGAACAGATTTGCAATATTTATTGTCGGAGATGTAAGAGATAAAAAAGGAAAGTTAATGGACTTTGTCGGCGATACGATAGAGGCGTTTGAAAAGGCTGGTTTAAACTACTACAACCAGGTAATTTATAGAGAGCCAGTTGGAAGTGCAGCTATAAGAGCTGGCAGGGCATTTAACATAAGCAGAAAAATAACAAAGATACATCAAAATATTTTGATTTTTTACAAGGGAGATGTAACACAGATAAAAAATCATTTTAAAGAATTTTATAGCGAAGATGATTTAAAAGAAAACGAAGATGAATAAATGGAGATAGGAGCATGAGCAATGAAGACATAAAATTAATAATAAAAACCGAATACGAGAACGGAACAAGTATAAGAGTATTAGCCGAAAAATATAATCAAAAAGTTGGAACTATCAAGAGTTGGATCAGCAGAGGGAAATGGATTAAAAAAAAAGAAAACAGTGCAACCATCAGAAAAAAAAGTGCAACCAAAAAACGCAACCAGTCGAAAATGGTTGCAAACGAAAAAGAAATTAAAATACAACAAGATATTTTGAATGGAAAAAGCAAACAAGAAATAATGTCCGAATATGGCATTTCAGAACGTACTTACAGCAGGAAGACAAAAAACGCAAGAGAATTAAGAAAAGAACGTACTGAAAAATATCTCGAAAAGATTGTAGATGAGGTATATAAAGGCGACATTTACAAGATATTGAAAAATACAGAGGTTGCAAAAGCTAATCTGATAATAAAGACTACTAATGAGTTAAGCAGTAAAGAAGAAACAAACATTAAAAAGATACAGGAATACGAAAAAGCGTATCAGACTATTAAGAAAATGGGTATGGATTTAATGAGAACAGGGAAAATGTTAACTCCTTATGAACTCCTTGAAATAGACCAGCAGTTATCAAATGAGGAGCTACAGCTGGAGAAAATAGAAGTTGAAAAGAGCAAGAATAAAATCAATGATGAAGACACGAAAATAGAAATTGAGTTGATTGAAGTATGAGAATAAAAACTGAAATCAATAAGCACTTTAAAGAATTTATCAAGGACAACGAGAAGAGTGTATATTTCCTGTTAGGCGGATACGGAAGTAGTAAATCATATAATGCTGCACTTAAATTGATAATAATGTCTGCTATGGAAAAAAGAAAAATATTAGTAGTCAGACAGGTAAAAGAGAATTTAAGAGGGAGCTGTTTTGCGGATTTGGAAAGCAGTATTGAAACATTAGAATTAAATAATTACTTTTACAGTACAACAAGTCCTTTGAGCATTAAATGCACGATAACAGGCAGCGAATTTATTTTTAGAGGTCTTGATGATGTAAGGAAAATAAAATCAATCAAGGATATTGACACAATCTGGATAGAAGAAGCAGACGAAATTGATTTTAAATCATTTAAAGAGCTTAAAGCGAGATTGCGTTCAGTAAGAAACAGAAACGTAATTATACTCACTACTAATCCAAATGAATATGGTGTATGGACATATAAATACCTTATGTCAATACTTGATAAAGCTGGAAAGACTGAACTGGATTTATACAACGAAAGAATTATAAATTCGGTCGAAGAAACAAAATTGAAAAGTGGAAAAGTATACAGTGAAAAAATATATCTTCATCATTCAGTATACAGCGACAATAAATTTCTTCCTGATGACTTTATAGCATTGCTGGAAAACGAAACAGATGATTTTCAACGGGCGATAAAGACACTGGGAAGATTTGGCAGTTCAGGACAAAATATTTTCAGAAATATCAGACATATGGATCAGGAGAGAATAGAAAAAATAATTGTCGATAAATGGAACAGATACACAGGCTTTGATTTCGGATTTGAACATTCGTACAACGCGATTGTAAGAATGGTAATTGATGAAGAACTGAATGACCTATATATCTTTGAAGAATTTTATAAGAATAAGTTAACTGATCCTGAAATGTTAGAAACAGAAATAATACAAAAAATGATTGCTGAGGGAGAAGTAACATATGCAGACAGTGCAGAGCCTAAAGCGATAGCTTTCTATAACATGAATGGTCTTTTGATTAATGCGGCTAAAAAAACTCCTGATATGAGTAAATCAGGGGTAAAAAAAATACAGTCATTCAGAAATATATTTATAGATAAAAATGTATGCCCCAATACTTACAGGGAACTAACCGAATTAAAATGGCACTTGGATAAGAACGGGCTTGTTGCCAAAAATCCAAAAACTCAAAAACCATTTAACATTGACCCACATACATTTGACGCTATCAAGTACGGAATAAGTGAATATACGCCATATATTTTAAATAAAGACTACTACAAAAGGAAGGAGGAGTAAATTGTTTGGTTTAAATTTTTTTAGGAAAAACAAACAGCAGATTATATCAATAAATGAGTTTGGAAGAATATTTGACGGATTTTATAAACAGGACAGCGAGAAGTTTTTAAATGAATTATATGACAATCCGTTTACATCAAGTGCAATAACAAGGATAAATGAAGCTATTAACAACTTGATGTGGAGTACGTACAAAAAAGGACACAACGATAATATAACAGAAGTTAAAGACAGTTATGTCAATAGAACTATAAGAAGTCCGTCAAAAATATTAAATACGGATCAACTGATTAATTATTTTTCACTCTACTATATCATATACGGGGAATTACTTGTTTTAAGGCAGGATTTATTCACGAAGTCTGAAATTATTCTTCTAAGAAAAGGAACATATATGGTCGAATATGACGACCAGAACGTTCTGAACGGAATTAAAAGAATAAGAATAGGAATGAAAGAATATACAGGAGAACAGCTGGAACAGTTTACGTATATTAAAAGTATTAATATATATGACAATGTTGCTGGTGCAGGGCATGGAATAAGCAAAGTCAAATCATTAACAATGCTACATGCATATTATTGTTATATTACAGCCTGGAACGTTGGGATATTAAAGAATGGTGGAAAAAGGGAAATAATAGCACTGGTTAAACAGTTTCTTAGTTCAAAGAAAAAAGAGGAATTGTTAGAAGAAATAAAATCAAAATCAGGAGCAAAAAATACAGGAGTTCCTCTTATATTAGATGGAACAGATATTGACATAAAGAACGGAGACTTTACACCTAGGGATTTTGACTTTCTTACAGCATTAGATGAAATAAGAAACATTACAGCCAGCGTCTTAAATGTTCCAAGTATCCTTATAGGAGATAGGACAAACAGCAAATTCAGCAACTACAAAGAGGCTAAAAAGGATTTATATACGGAAAATATAATTCCAATGGCTGAACAGATTGCTGAACATCTGAACGGAATATTTAAGGATAAACTCGAACCGGATGAGCGTATTGATTTTGATACTTCAAAGATTGAGGTATTAAAAGAAGATAGAAATACAAAAATGGAAAGACTGAACAATATCAGCTATTTAACAATAAATGAGAAAAGAGCCGAGCTTGAATATCCTCCTGTAGAAAATGGCGATGATATTTTAATAAATACAGGAACGACATCATTAAAAGAAATTTATGGAGATGTAAAGCCAGTTGAGGAGGAAGATGATGGCGAAGAAGCAGAAAACGAAGAAAATTAAGCTGACTAATTCACAGAAAAAAATAATTGCAAAAAAGCAGCTTAAAATGAGGAACAGACTTATATTAAGACAGTTTGGAAGATTAAGGACTGTCTTTAAACAGTTAAGAGGCGAAATAGATCCTGATGAACAATTATTTATAAGTGAATTGGCATGGGAAACATTTAGTACACAGTTATACAATCAGCTAAAAAAAGGAATGCTTGAAACAGTAAATGAAACATCAAGTTTTCTAGTAACTCATAGGAATATCAGTAAAGAGCTTATTCCTGCTATTAAAAATGATACTTTGAAGAAGTTCAGTGAAAAGGTAATGGCTCAAAAAGTAACAAATGTAACTCAAACAACTAAAAATACAATTAACAAAATAATTGTAAAAGGACAAGCAAGCGGAACAAATATTAAAGAAATAGCAAAGGAAATAACTGAAAAAGTTAAAGGAATGGAAAAAACAAGGGCAATGGTAATAGCTAGAACTGAAACAGCTACGACATCAACGACAACATATTATAACGGTCTTGTGAAAGCAGGACTTGAAAAAACATGGTGGCATGTCGGTGGTGGAAAAACAGATAGACCATCACATCTAGCTTGTGATAAGGAAACAATAGGAGCAGAGGAAACATTCAGTTGTGGACTTAAATATCCACACGATCCTGAAGCGCCTGCTGGAGAAATCATAAACTGTCATTGTGAATTAGTGTAAAGGAGGGAATATGGAAAAATTTCAAAAAAGTGTTGAAATGGTACTGAAAAAAGGCACAGAAGAAAAAGGAATAATCGAAGGACAGTTAATAACTCACAGCGTTATTGACAGCTGTGGAGATTATTTTGATAAACAAGCATTGGATAAAGTCAATAAAGATAAAACTTATTTCTTACTGCATATGCACGAATGGAGCAAAGAGCTTGGAACATTGAAAGTATATCAGGATGAAAAAGGAAATCTTAAATTTACAGCTAAGCTTGATTTGTCTACTGATGAAAACGGAAATGCAATAAATAAGGATGCACAAAAAGTTTATTCCATGATGAAAAACGGAGCAAATTATGAAATGTCGGTCGGTGGATTTCTGAAACAAAGAGAATGGGGAAAGATACAGACAGACAAAGGCGAAGTTGACGCTAGGATAATCAAAGAAATTGATGTTGTTGAGGGTAGCGTTGTACTAAAAGGAGCAGTGCCTGACGCAACGGTGGAAACAGTAAAAGGCGATAATAATATAAATAAAAATAAAGGAGATGATAATATGCCAAAAAATATTGAAGATTTTGAAAAAGAAATGAAACAAAACACAGAGGATATTAAAAAAGCTAATGAAGATTTAACAGCAGCGTTGAAAAAGAATGAGGAGTTGGAAGGCAAAATCAACAAGGCTAATGAAGATCTTGAAAATATGGGTAAAGCATTAGATGAAGTTATGAAAAAAGGTGTACCTAGTCCTGAAACGGAAGAAAAAAAAGCAAACATTGCTTTTGAAAAATATTTGAGAACTGGAGACAAAGAAATCGAGGGATTAGAAAAAGCCGCAATAGGAACAGGACAGGCAACAGTATTAATTCCAACTATATTGTCAAATGAAATACTGAAAGAAACTAAAGAAGTTTCAAATTTCCTAATGAATGGAAAGATTTATCAAGGTAGTGGTGACTATATAAAAATACCTGTCAGAAATGATATAACTCCAGCCAATCAAATTGTTAAAGAGGGTCAAGGGAACACACAGGACGGAACATTAGCGTACACACATAAAGAATTAAGAGCAGGATACAGACAGGTTAGATATCCAATTACTGATGAGCTGGTGCAGGACAGTGCGTTTGACATGGTAGGAGAACTTAAAGAGGCAATATCAGAAGAATTCGGACAGACTTTATCTGATTTAACTGTAAAAGGAACATACAATGCTTCAACAGAACAATTTATTGAAGGATTTTTAACAAATACAGCGATAACAGGTGCAGCTATTACGTCAGCAACAACTAAAAAAGTAACAGCAGATGACTTAGTGAAACTGGAAACAGGAATGAAAGCAAGTTACAGACAAGGGGCAGCTTACTTTGTTTCTCCTAAACTCTATGAAGAAATGAAATTATGGAAAGACGCTGATGGAAGATTTTTATGGGCTAACATCATAGAGGGAGCAACAATGAAATTCAATGGATACCCAGTATATGTCGAAGAGTTCCTTGAAGACATAGATACTGGAAAATATCCAGCTGTATTTTGTGACTTTAAAAAAGGTTATGCTTATTACTTGAAAAAAGGATTTGAGCAGGAACTACACAGAAACGTGAATGAAAGAACAACAGAATACTACACAAGAATCAGAATAGGTGGAGGAGTAATAAGACCTAAGGCGTTCTCTGTACTAAAAGTAAAATAGAGGTGATTTGAATGTTAATCACAATTGAAGACTATAAAAAAATAACGGGTAAGACCTTAGCTGATGAAAAATTAGCTAAGGTTGAAACTTTGTTAAAGTCAGTTGTTAGTTACATTGAAAATATACTTGGATACGAGCTTGAAGAACATGAAGTTGTTGAATTTTATCCGTATATGAAAAATATATATTTAAATCATAGACCAGTCATAAAAGTTACAAATGTTTTTATATCAGGAGAAAGTGACAAAGAAATGCGTAATTTTAGGTATGGCAGAAGTTCAAATTTTATAACTCTTATAAAATACAGAGAATGTCCGTGCTGTTACAAGCAAGAAAAAGAGGTTGAAATAACTTATACAGCAGGATATAAAGAACTCCCTGACTGGCTTAAATTTGAAATTGTCGGACTTGTAGATGACTTTATAAATAGTTTTGATGAAGAAATAAGTAAATATACAAGCTACAAGATAGATGACATAGCTTATTCAATGAGAGATATGCTGACAACTAGGAACGATAAGCTGAATAACATAGCGAGGTTGATATATGGCTAGTATAGTTGAAGAGTTAGGAGATTTGGAAAAGCTGCAAAAGGAGCTGGAGTATTTACAGACACATGCTGTAAAAGTTGGAGTATTAGGAAATGGCAGTGCTGATGGAGTTTCTGTACAGGACTATGCGATATTTAATGAATATGGAACAAGCCATATTCCAAAAAGACCATTTTTCAGATTATCTGTTGGAACTGAAAATGCACAGAACAGAATTAAAGAATATATGAACATGCAGATTGAAATGATTATACAGGGAGAAATTTCAGGGCAAGAAGCATATGAAAATTTGGGCGAATTTGTTGTTCAGAAGATAAAGAAAACAATAATGAGTGGGAATTTTGCAGCACTTAATCTAAAAACTATTAAAATAAGACAAAGAAAAGGCAATAACTCAACAAAACCACTTATGGATACTCACTCACTTTATGAATCAATTAAATATGAAATTGTAGGTGTATAGAATGGCACATAAGACATTTATTCCTAAACGTTTTTTTAGCAATTGCAAAATAACAAATAAAGCTAAAGAATGGATTGATTCGGAACTGATAGAAAAAAACAAAACTAAAGAGTTTGAAGGTGCTGTATTTAACTTAGGCAGACAGGATATAAAAATGCTAACAGACCAGGGAATACAGGTTACACTGGATTCTAAAAAAATATACTGTTATATAGACATTGACTTAAAAGAAACGATTGAAATTGATAACAACAAGTATGTAGTCACAACTATGAGACATTATATGAAACATGACCAGTTAAGAATTTATTATATCGAGAGGGTTCAGGAATGAAAAACGAAAAACTAAGAAAATTATTAGCTAGTTTTGTTGATTTTCAGATTATCCGTGATGATCATATGGCTAAAAAGCCGACTGAATGTGCTGTAATGCACACAATAAGTTTGACAAAATCAGTTTATAGTGCTTACAGAACAGTCGAAACAACGGAAGATAATATTAAGGAACAGGCAACAAGACTTGTTTTTGCTTATTTTCAAATTGATTTTTATGCTCCAACACAGGCAAGGGCAGAAGAAATGGCAAATGAATTGCTTGAAGTAATAGTCTTTAAAAAAAGGCACGAACTTGTCAGAAATGGATTTGGATTAAGTGATGATGAGATAGAAATAAAAGACTTGACTTTCCTTGAGGGCAGTCAATATATTTACAGATTTAGTTTTGATGTGGAAATGAACTGGCGTGAAACAAGTGAAAGAATAAGAGAATTAATAAAAGATGTAAAAGTGGAGGTAGAAAATGGCTAGGAAAAAAGTAAAAGTAGTAGTAAATAGACCTAGAAAGCCTTTGGTAATGGGCGATTTTAGTAAAATTTTATTTATCACGAAAGAGGCAGACAAGGACTATAAAAGATATACAACTTTAAAGGAAGTAGAGACTGATTTCGGAAACACTTCTTTGATGTATAAAGGAATAAATACATTCCTTTCGCAAGAAGATTTTGACGGTAATAGATTACAGCCTGAACAGTGGTACTGTGTAGGTAAGACAACGCCAAATGAGGCATTCCTTAACAGTTTGCCTGAGGGCGAATTCTATGGGGTAGTTGTAGCGTTCTATGACAAGGCATTTATAGCTTTGTTATCAAAATATCTGACTAGAACTGGGAAATTTGGAGTAGTCCTTAATACTGATGGAGATAAGACCCCAGCCAATATAAGGGAAAGCAAAAGAATATATTACATGTTTGGAACAGAGGGAAAAGATAATCTTGACATCTTTGGATTGCCAGCATGGACATTTGTCCAGGGGATAAATGGAAGATGGTCGGACAGAAGAATACTGGGGGTAGAACCGAGCTGTAATGATACAACTAAGTCAGCTAAACTTGATGAACTATTTATAAACTACACAGAAAGCAGAGTTGGATTTAACGCTGTAACAAGTGGGTCATGGTGTGCTGATGGAATTACACATGCAGACCAAACTATTAAAATAGACGCAATAACTCATGCAGTCGATACTAACTTACATAGGCTCTTAATAATGCGTAAAAATACAACAATGGATTCAGACGGAATTCCAAGTATTGAGGACATGTTAATTAGAGCTATGACAGAATTAGGAAAGCAGGGAGCATTTGCGAAGAGTAACAATGGAGAATACTTATTTAAAGTTACCGTTCCAAATATAGAAGATACATCAGCAACTACAGGATTAACTGTAGACGATTATATAAACAGAGTGCTAAGAAATGTAAAGATTAACTTTACATTATCAACAGAAATCGAAGAAATAGATGTTGAGTTGGTGTGGCACGATGAACCAATAACAGTTTAGGAGGTAGAAAATGGGTAATAATTTTTTAGAAAAATCAGTTGATTTAAGTAAAGTGGATTTAATTATAACTTTCCCGGGAATAGGAACTTATATGATAAAAGAAGCTAAAGAGATTAATAACAATCCAACTGAAGATTCGCATACAATGGGAGACCCTGATATCAAGGGGAATGTTCCAACAATTCAGACAAGAGTAACAAAAAGGGAAATTAAAGTTACAACAGTAAAAGGATCAGACGATGACATTTTTTTAACTAAATGTAATAAAAATCCTGATGGGAAATTAGGAACATTAACATATATAGATAATACAGGAATGAACAAGGTAGTTGGAATAGGTTCAGGAGTATCTGTACAAAAAGGTGGAGAAAGAAAAAATAATACTAAAGATATTGAGATTGAATTTACAGTACAGGCTGCAAAATATGAAGAACAGGTATAGGAGGATATAAAAAATGGAAGACAAAAGAACAGAAACAATTGAGGAAACAAAAGAACAAAATAACGTATTTATTGATGAAATGGGAAGACTTAATATAAAAGGTCAGGAAATATATATCAATGAGGACGGAGATACAAAAGAAGTAGATTTCAGGCTAACTAAACCGCAAAATACACAGATGTATCAGAAAGCATATTTAGATTTAGTTGCAAAATATGATTATTTAACTTTCGCTGGAATATTATTGCCAAAAATGGTTGAAAAACCAGTTGAAGCAAGAAAAGTAGACTTTTTCGAACATGATACTGAAGCTCTTGTTGAGATATGTGAGGTTATAGTTGACTACATGGGAAAGTCGAAAGAGAAGAAGAAAAGAAAATTAAACATGAAATTGAAATAGCAGGAGATGACTATGAAAATCCATTAGTCAAAGCAAAATGGGAATTCATAGTCAGGAATGAAATTAAAGACCCTAACGTTGTTCTTGATATGAGCAATGTTAGGTTCTTTCAATGGATACAGGCTATCAATGATTTTGGTAAAAAGGAGTAATTAACATGGCAGGTAAAAATAAATTAGAGATTTTAATTAATGCAAAATCAAATGTAGACAGTGCAATAAATAAGATTAGAGGAAAAATGAGAAGTATTTTACCTGTTGCCGACAATGTTGAAAAGAAAGTTGGAAACATTGGAAATAATATACATGGTAGTGGAATACAAAAACTTAGAAGTAAGATGGTAAGTGTCCTGCCAACAGTTGGCAAGGTAAATGGAGTTATTTCAAGACTTGGAAATAAAATAAATGCTAATGGTGTCAACAATCTAATTAATAGACTGGATAGAATTCCTTTTGTAGGAAAAAAGATTTCAGGAGTTTTTGACAAAACAAGGGACAAAATTAATAGAATTATTTTTTCAGCAAATCCGCTTGCTAACTCTTTTAAGGCAGTTGGAAAGGCAGTGCAGAATGCTTTTAAAGCTGGAATTCTTAGTAAGTTTACAGGAGCCATGAAAAAAGTCGGAAGTGGAGTTAAAAGTTTAGCTGGAAAATTCAATTTTTTAAAAAGTAATATAGCAAAATTAGCTGGAATGGTAGGTATTGTAGTTTCTTTAGGTGCAGCAGTTAACTTTGTTAAAGAATCCGTTAGTGCTTATAAATTGCAATCACAAAGCGAACAAAAATTACAGTCTAATATCCAGATAGTAGGAGCTTATAAGAAAAATCCTAACACTATGAACAAAGTATTTGAGGAATTTAAAGGAGAAGCAAGCAGAATTCAAAGTAAAGGTGTGTACGGAGATGAATTAGTTATGGCTGGACAGGCACAGTTGTCAACATTCCAGCTGACTAACAAAGAGATTAATATGCTAATGCCTAAAATCGCCGATATAGTTGCTAACCAAAAAGGAATGAATGGAACTGCCGAGGACTTTTATGGAACAGCTAACATGATAGGAAAAGCAATGAGTACTGGACAATTAGCCGCATTGAGAAAAGTTGGAATTGCGTTAACAGATAATGAGGCAAAGCAATTCAAGTCTTTAAATACTGCTCAAAGGGCGGCGATGATGCAACAGATACTAGAAAGAAATGTCGGTAATGTAAATGAAGCATTAGCAAATACTCCTGAGGGTAAAATACAACAGGCTAAAAACTTATGGGGCGACATGCAGGAAGAAATAGGAAAAGCCGCGATTCAGATTGGTGGAAAACTAGCTCCTGGAATAACTGCAATGATACCTTATGTCCAGCAGTTCGGTATTCAGCTTGTGGAAAACTTAAGTAAAGGCTTTGATGTAGTTACGCAGTTGTTTTCCAAATTGAATTTTGCTCCTTTATTGGGTCCACTTGCAACTCTTGGAAATACAATCATGGGTATATTTAATTCTGTGAGCGGAGGAAAAGGGCTGACAGATGGATTTGCAGGAGCATTAAACGGATTAATTGCTTTTGGTGGAACGGTTGCAGGAGTAATTAACGGAGCTTTGCAAGGAATTAATTTTGAGCAAGTAGGACAGATAATAGGAAATATAGGAAATGCTTTTTCTACATTATTTCAGACTATTGACTTTGGAAGTATAGGAAATCTGTTTGGAATGACATTTAATATAATAATGCAGGCATTAACTATGATAACACCTTTACTCGCACCAATTATGCAGACAATAGGAATGATAGTTAATTATGTTATTCAAGTTGCAACGGCAATAATGCCGATTATAGGAATAATAATTCAAATAGGAGTGGTATTGCTCGGAATAATAGTTCCCGTTGTACAGGTAGTAATAGGAATATTTATAGGAATGTCTTCAACAATAGTTGGCGTATTTTCAGCAATTATCGGGGTTGTTGCAAGTATAATGAGCGGCATTTTAGGAGTTGTTTCAGGAGTAATAAATGCTATAGGTGGAGTAATAAATCAGATAGCCGTGTTCTTTACTAATGCTTTTAACAAGGCAAAGAGCGTGGCACAGAGTGCTATAAATGGCATTAAAGGATTTATTGATGGATTGTTTGGAAAAATAGGCGAACTTGGCGGAAAAATTTCCAATGCTGTATCTAAATTCAATATTTTTAAAGGATTTGGAATAGGAAAAAGTTATATTGGAGCTAAATCCTGGAGAGGTGGACTGACTACAGTAGCTGAAAAAGGTGCGGAAATGATTAAACTTCCAGGCGGTCAGCAGTTCTTAGCAGGACAGGAAATGCTGATGAATTTGCCGCAGGGAACAGAAATTTCCACAGCTGAAACAACAAGAGGAATACTTGAAGATGGACTAAGTGGGATGAAAAAGACATTTAGTGCAAATGGTAAGGCTTCAACAACTAACAATTCAACAACGAATAAAGGCAACAACAATAAATATGTATTTTCTCCAACAATTGTTATTGAAAACACAGGAGAAAATGGCAACGAACTTGAAAAAAAGGTCAAGAAAATTTTGAGAGAATTTTTTGACGACAGTTTTGCAATGATGGGAGGTTAGAGCAATGGATTTTAGCAATTTAAACGCAATGAAAAACAGCTCATTAGGTAAAATGGCATATAACAAAGCTAAAGAAAAAGGATTTAGTTTAGGTCTGAACAGTTTTCTGGGTACAGCAGGAGCTGGTGTGTATGGAGTTGCTCTTGCTTATTCGGATCAAGCGAATAGTTTTTTTCAAAATAGATTCGGCTTTAAACTCTTTGAAGACGCTGACAGATGTAAAATAAATGATATTCCGCTTGAATGGGTACATATAACAAGCGATGACAGAAGTAGCAGCGTCAAAACACACTCACTCGAAGACAGGGATAGCACATTGATAAGTAGCAATGTGTCGCATGGAAATAGAAAATATAATATTTCTGTTCTACTTACTCAAATTGGGACTGAAAATCCTGAAGCGGTGTATGCTGAAATAGTGGAACTGTGGCAGAAAAAGGAACTATGTACAATTTCAACAAATGAAACAATAGAAGATATGATAATCACTAAAGTTTCAAGGAACTATGAACATCAGACGGCTATAAAATTTGAAATAGACTTTGAAGTTCTTGAATTTGCTTATCTGATGAAAAAAGGTCAAGTACTTGAATCTGAAAAAACTATTTTAAAAGAAGAACAGAAAACAGGAGTAGTAGGAACGAAAAACAGTGGCTTTGATTTTTGGGGGTTTCTGAAATGAGAATAGAAATAGATAAAAATAAAATTCCTTATGTCTTTACATTTAAAAGTGGCAGCGAAATTTATTTGCTTAGAATAAAGCATTTTAAGACTAATGATTGTATTTACATTGACATAATGGACGAAGACGGAGAAATATTACTTGAAAATGAAAAACTTATCTGTGGAAGACCATTGGGCTGGTTTATGCTGGAAGATGACAACAAAAATATAAATAATGATTTTATTAACTGCTATATAGTTCCTCTTGCACAGGATAATAAAGAAATTCCAGTCACTTTTGAGAACTTCTGTGAAACTGTATTTCTTGAATACTTTGAGATAGAAGAGGATGAAGAAGATGTTGAATAAACTATTTTTAGAAAGAACTGAAATAAAGATTGAAACAGATGATGGAGATTTGAATTTTGTCTTTCCAAAAGATTTCAACTTAACAGATCCGCAAATAATTAACGGAGTAGAAATAAAATGGAACTATAAATCCGTTAATGAAGAACCAAATGAATTTAACATTGAAATATACGGTTTGACAAACACTACAATAGCTAAAATCAAGCTTAAAAACGATGTCAGACTTGTTGCAGGGTATGGAGCAGATATTGGAGAGGTAGCAAGTGGAATAATTACTAAAAAAGAAGTTGAAAAAGGAACTTTAAAGCTTAAATGCCGAGAAGTTCCAGCCGATTTTAGAAAGCTTGTAAGCTCCGCATATGCTCCTGGCACTAATGCAAGTACAATAATCAATGACTTGGCTAGTAAATGCGGATTTACTGTAAAGCAATGTGAATTAAAGACCGATAAGGTCTACAGCATAGGCGAAAGCATTCTAGGCAGTGGTTTATATGAAATAAGTCAGATTGTCAAGGATTGTAACAGTCAAATGACAACAAAGAATGATTTTATTTATATTTATCATGATGAAGTTGAAACCGAAAAAATTATTAAATTGAGCTATCAGAGCGGACTACTGGAAGAGCCTAAACCTCAAAATGTTGAAGAAATAAGCTATAAAGTTGAAAAAGAAAACAAAGGAAAAACTTCAAAAACTGGAAAATCTAAAAAAGGAAGTAAGAAATCCTCGAAAAAAGGGGGTAAAAATGGCAAAAAAGGAAAAGACAAAGGCAACAAAAAATAATAAAAAGGAAGAAAAAAATAAAAAGTACTCGAAAAAGGCTAAGGAAGATAAAAAAACTAAAAAAACAGAGAAAAAAGAAGAACTTAAATATGACTATGAGGTCAAATGTTTATTGATTTATCAGCTAAAAAAAGGCGATTTAATAGAACTTATAAGCAATGAAATATCTACAATATGTCAGATTGTTGAAATATCTGACATAAGCGACTTTATAATGACTTTAAAAGTAAGAGTAGTCAATAACTCTTCAGATGTTAAGAAAAACAACGCTGAAATAAAGCAAATCGAAAAGTCTGAAAATAAAAAAGGAAAAACTGTTCAGACAAAAAGAAAGAAAGGAAAAAAGTAAAATAATGGAAGAATATTTAAAAGCTATGCTCGGAAGAATAGATACGTCCATTATAGCTAAAATAACAAAAGTGTATTCAAATGGCTTTGTAGATGTCGAGCCTGTCGCTGAATATAAGGAAGTTAATTTGCCCCCTATTTTGCATGTTCCGATGTGTCAGATTGGAAACAGGAACATAAATATCAAGTTAAATTTTAAGGCTGGAGATATTGTTCCGCTGCTTATATGTAGTAGGGATATAAGCGGATATATTACTAAAGAAACTAGCATTGTTAATACTAATAAAAGGCATAATCTGACAAACGCTATTGCTTTACCAATTTTAATTTCTACTGATCCGAATGCTGTGGATATTCCTGAAAGCATAGAAATAAACGGCGACGTTATTTTAAATGGTAATTTAACTGTAAACGGAAATACTGAAATTACTGGAAAATTAAAAGTTGGAAGTATTAAGAGCGGACCGATTAAAGCGGAAAGCGTTGATACTGATAGTGGAGTGAGCAAAGGCGGAACTCCTTATATACATCCGTAGGAGTGTGATTTATGGATATAAAATTGAATAATGCAACTGGAGAAATATATGTTGAAAATGGAGATGTACAGTTTTTTCAAGTCAGAGAAAAGTATTTTGAAGTTATACAGCAGATAGTCTTAATGTTGCATATAAGAGAGGGAGAGCTGGACTATGATACAGAATATGGTTTGAACTTTGAAAAGCTCTTTGGAACACATGGAAATGAAAATGAAGTGATAGAGCATATAAGAAATAAAATTTACAACAATTTTAAGGATTATTTGAAAAGTTGCTTTGTTGAAGTCTATGAGTTTGAAAATAGGAAATTGAAACTAAACATAGGGCTTGTATTTGCTGATAATGAAAAAATGCTAATGGAGGGAGTTGGTATAGGTTGGCGAGAATAACTGTTAATACAGTACAGGACAATATGAATATATTGAATAATGAACTTAAATCATTACTGAAAGATGACTATTCTAATGATAAGCGGAGTGCATGGTTTATGCTTATGTTTCCTGTTGCTAGACTTATGAGAGTTAAGATGGAACGTCAGCAGATACAGGCAGATAAAATGAATTTGCTGAACTGTGAGGGAATAGAAATAGATGAACATCTTTCAAATAGTCCATTTTTCTTTAAAAGAAAACAGGAAAGTAAGGCAACGGTAAATATTGAATTAATTGGAGGATTAAATGTTCCTCTTGAAATAGGAGATGTAATCGTTGAAGCAAATGACGGAACAAGATATACACTTTCGGAAAATGGAACACTGAATAATAAGACAACTTTTAAATTTGAATGTGATATTGCAGGAGAACAAGGAAACAAGGAAATAGGTAGCATTATAAAGCTTGTTAAAGTTGTTAATGGCGTATACGACTTTAAACAAAATGAAGTTGCAGCGGGAGGACAGGAACAGGAAACAGATAATGCTTATATAGAACGTTGGTTTTTAAGCAGAAACGAAAGTGAATGGAATTTGGATGGAATAAGAGCAGAGATTTTAAAGCAAGAAGGTGTCAAATCTGTCTATGCTGATGAAAATAAGACAATGACAGTTGACAGTAAAGGATTAGAGCCTAAATCAATCGTTTTAATAGTAGACGGTGGAAGAAATGAGGATATAGCAAAAGCAATATGGAAGAAAAAGGATCAGGCTATTCAAATGAATGGAGATACAGTTGTAACTGTCAAGGATAATCAGGGAATAGACAGGGAAGTGAGATTTTATAGACCGAAAAAAAGAGAAATACAGGTAAAAATTGAATTCCAAAAAGCTGATGGAGTAAATATTCTTGAAGAAAATTTGAGAGACATTGTCAAGGAATACATAAAATCTGTAAAAGTAGGGGAGTATATAACTTCTTATAAGTGCGAGAGCGAATTTATAAGAACAGTGTATTCCGCTGAAAAGCTTTTAAATATAGATGTTTCTTTTAAGCTGAAAGAGACATCAGGGAATAATTTTCAAAAAGTATTAAAATTAGGCTTTAACGAGGTGGCGGAGTATGCAGAATAATTATGATTATTTACTGTCTAAATGCCCTTGGTGGCTTAAAAAGAACGAAAATATACAGGCGTTTTTTAAAGCTGTAGCAAAACTTTTTGATGAAATTGATAACATTTATAATTTGCTGGAGAAACAGCATTTAATAAATTATGCGACAGGAGAGTTTTTAGACGACTTAGGCATTAAATTTAACGTCAGCAGAAACGGACAAACCGATGACAGATACAGGAACAGAATTAAACTGGCAATGAGAAAATATAAGCTGATTCCAAACTTAGAAACAATAAGTAATATTGGCGAAATGTTTACAGGAATAACTCCAGTTATCGAATTAAATACTAATAACGAATATGCACTTTATGATGTCAAATTTGTAAGTGACAGAGATTATGATTATTCTTTGATTGACGAACTTGACTTAAATAGTATTGTTGGCGGCGGAGTTAAAGTAAATACTTCAAAATGTTTGGATAACTACATAGTTGGAATGAGATTTGGAAGTAAATCATTAGGACAGAATGTAATTAAAAATGAAGTTAAGAGAAATCCTGTTTGTAATTTCTCTTATTCCACATTTGGAAGATTTGGAAGAAATAATCTAGGTCAATTTGATTTAGGAAAAGATAATATGATTAATTTAAAATAAGGAGGTAACATGGCTAAATTAACGAAATTTAAGGCACAACAAGTTGAATTTCCAACTCACTATAAAGTGGAAGATACAAATAGAGGAGATGCTAAGATTAAAAATATAATTCCGGCTTTTGGAACTATAAGAGAAAACGGAACTCCTGAAACTGAGGAAATATACAATGGATTGCAGCTTGGAAATGTGCATACATTACAGGCAAATAAAACAACAAATTTGAATATAGATTACTATGTTTGTAACTTAGATGGTTTGACAGAATTTGGAATGAACAATGATTTGAAATTAAGGATTAATGTTGATGCTAAAAACACAAATACAACAACAAAATTAAGGCTAAATAATGTTGATTACACGTTGCTAAAAGAATATAACGGAACTTTAAAGCAGATAGAGGCTGGAGACTTTAAACCTAATAAGTCATATGAAATGGCATACAACGGAAATCAGTTTGTAATAATCAATATTACGGAATTTGGAACAGAAACAGACACAGTTTTAGAGGGAAAAAGACTGGCAGAAATAATAGGATTAGAGTACGGCGGAAATATCCAGGATACAGGGTCGAAAGTCACAGGGAAATTTTACTATGACAAGGCTTTGAAATATTATTATGAGTGCATTGCTAACAATAATTTAACATACAATGACGGCTCTAAATTTAGGGCAATAAGCAATAAGCCACTTTCGGATAGATTAGAAAATTTGTATGAAAGTGAGAGTCAAAGAATTCAAGTGGCAAATGGCGATGTAATTTTTACAAGAAAAGGGAAAACTGTGACTGTAATGGTTAGATTGCAAAATGACGGAAATAACATCACATTTCATGAAAATCAGCAACTGTTGGAAATTCCTGTGAAATTTCGTCCAACTTATCAAAGTTATGGATTTGAAGCTGCACTTGCTTCTTCTTCACTCACTCCAGGATTTAACGGGGCGACTAGAATGCAGATAAATCCAACTAACATCACAATATGGGGAGCGCATCTTGGAAGATTTAATGTGTTAAAAGGGTCAGCAACGTATTTTATAGATTAGTATTTTTAACAATCATGTGAAAATAAAATAAAAAATATAGGAGGTAAATCATGATAATTTACATTTACGATAAAAACACATTAGAGCTAATAGCTCAACCAATGACCTTAGGAGTTGAAAAATTTAAAGAAAATCCTAACTTGTTTTTCCCGGATTGGAATTCGGAAACGATGACTTTTTCAACATCGTTGCTCATAAATCCTGTTATTGACACAGAAACAGGAGAATTAAGAGAAATGAACGAGTATGAACAGATTGTTGCTGAAAAGCTCTTTTTAGCGGACGGAGAGTATTTAGATGAAAAGTCTAAGTCCGTCAAGAGAGTTACAAAACCTAATGACTGGAGCGTCTGGGATAGAGAAAACAAAAAATGGAAAGTGGATAACACTTTAATGAACGAAATAAAAAAAGAACTTAAGGAAAAATTGTTACAGAACTTAGCGGAGGCGAAATCAAATTATTTAAATCAGACAATAGAAATAGAAAAAGCTAGTAAAAAGTATATATTTGAGAACAATGAGAAAAACAGAAATAGATTGTCGCTTAAAATATCTCTGATGTGGGTGCTGGAACAAGATAAAATAGAAAAAGTAAAGGCACAAAATGAAAAAGGACTTGTTGAATTTATTGAGTTAAATAAAGCAGAACTGAAAGTTTTAGCTGGGAAAATACAGGATATTATAGAAATTGCAGACATAGCCGAACAAACAGCTGTAACAGGGTTGGAAAGATACACGATTGAGCAGTTGTTAGAGCTTGATGTAAATGATTTTTTCAAAAATTAGAAAGAGGTGATTTAAATGGATAGATTTCAAAAGATATTTGATTATCTGTTAAAAGTCGAAGGAGGGTATAGCGATGACAAATACGATTCAGGAGGAAAAACGAAGTACGGAATTATAGAAGTTGAAGCTCGGAAGTACGGATATAAAGGTCATATGAGAGATATGCCGATTGAGATTGCACGTGATATATATGACAAAAAATATTATCACGGCAACAGGCTTAATGAAGTAGTCGATGACAAGATAGCATTATCCATCTGCGATTGGATTGTTAATAGCGGGACATGGGGTGCTAAAAAAGCGCAGCAGGCTCTTAATATTATCGACGGGTCTGATTTGGCAACTGATGGGAAAATAGGAAATAAAACCTTATTTGCTTTAAATCATGTAGACACTGACAAGTTCTTACAAGTCTATCACGATTTACAACGTAGATTTTATCGTAGCATTGTTGCAAATAGACCAACGCAGAGATTTTTTTTGGGAGGATGGCTGAACAGGGTAGATAGAAAAGAAAAATTTCTGAAAGAAAACTTTTAAACTTTAATATTTTAGTTTTAAGCGTTCCAAAATGATTTTAGGTATAAAAACTCAAAGAAACAAAAAGAATTAAAATTTAAGCTGTTTTTGTGGCTCAAAATACAAATAAAATAAATAAAACAAAGGAGATGTTAAAAATGAAAGAATTTTTATAACAAATGGCAAACGGAGCAGGACAAAATGTTTTGAATTTAATCGGAGTATCAGCGGGAACTTATCTCGTGACAATTTTAGGAAAAGGATTTATGAGATTTTATAAATATCTAATAAATAAAAAAGTTATTAGATTGATTACAAAATTTATACCGCAGGGAATTGCTTTTGGAGATATTTTAAAAGGTACAAAGCCAAATCATGAAGTCTTATTTCAAGCCGTTTTAAGAGTACAAAACTTAGTCTTGAAAGCATTTCCTCCACGGTTAAGACCGACTGTTGACAGATTGATTGATGAACATGCAATAGCAAGAGAAATTGAAAGAGCATTAAATGAAGACAAAATAGTGGGTTTAGCAAAAGCTCCAGCACTGGAAGAATAACAGAAAAACTGGAGCAGAAAACGGAAGAAATAATTGAAAAAACAACTGACAAGGTAGTAGATAAAGCAATTCAAAAGGTAGTGGAGAGCGGAAAACTCTCTGCTACTGATAACAAGCTTAATTTTAATGTTATTGATTATAAAAGAGACTACGGTCGTAGTAATATTTATGCGGATATCAATTATAGAGATAATTTCAGAGGAGACAGAGAATTGCTTGCCAGAGCTGGGTTTATTTACTATCTAGGAAGAAAGTAGGAATAGCAATGCAGTTAAAGGAGCTTATGCTGTACATAGAAAATCATGGGATTTCAATAGTATTCATGTGTCTGACAATAATAATTCTCTATCGTTCTGTAGTGCCTTTTATGAAAGAAGCACTTGAAACACAGAAAGAAATGAAGAAATTCATGCAGAGCATGAACATGAACACCATGAGAGGTAAAGGTCTTGAGATGGTATTAAATTTTACAAGTCAGGGACTAAGATGGAGCTTACAGAAGAGAATAATTCAGTATATCATAGATAATAATATCAGTCTTAACTGGATAATCATTTTAAGAGAAATAGACCTTAAGATTGAGGAGAAAAAACATGAGATATACACAGATTTAAGAGATATAATTGACAAGGCTGTATTAAAAGTTTTTATGACAATTTTAGATGAAGAACTTACTGAAACTAAAAATCTTATAATTGCCTTGCTTGAAGACTTAAAAGAGCATGGCAAACATGATAAATCACTCTATGTAACGGCAGAAAGAAGTGTAGAAACTCATTTTGAGCATTTCGAAAATAGGATGTATAATAAAATAAAAGATTTACTAAATTAG